CCAAAGGTAAATCACTCTTGCTCCTCCTGACTTCTAATCTCTGCTCTTGCTTCTGCATTGGAGCGAACGCGCCTACGCCCACGCCACACTGGTGCCTCTCCACCTAATCTGTCTTGCAACTTATTCAATGCCCGTTTAACACGCTTACGCATGGCTTCCTCAGTAGTTCCATAAGTTTCACCAAGGGCACCAAACTCCATACCGCCATTGGCATAGCGCATACGAAGTAAGTCTTTGTCTGTCTTGTTTAAACGGTCCAAGCCTGCAGCAATATCTGACAAAAGTGCAATGCGATTACCACCCTCAGATGGCTTAGTGCTACGACTTATGTACTCACTGCTCATATCAGGGGCATCTGTCCAGCCTTGGTGTGTCCATACATCACGCAATAGTTCATGCAACACCTCATGTGTGTAGTAAAAACTATCATTGATTGGTGCGCGAGATAGATGCGAGCGCTCTTTGGCTACATACTTCTGTGCTTCATTATAGAAAGTCTTACGCAGTTTAAACTTTAGACTTTCCTCTGCGCTCCATTGTTCTATCTTGTGCCAGTGTTCTAGTGCCCACAGTGAAAGGTGCTGGTATAAATCATCAGCAGTTACAAGCCCACGGTGTATGCGATTAGCACGGGTTGCAACTTGACGAGCAACACCATAGATAGTTTCCCAAACTTTATCTTGACTATCCATCAATGCCACCTGTTATCAGTTCAATAGGTACACGCCAACCATCTATTGAGGCATCGGCGTATTCATCTATCATAAAATCATCAGCCTTAAACGAACCAAAGATTTCAACTATGGAGTAGTACTCCTCATCTAAAATCTTAACGCCGAAGATTGTTCTACCTGCATCCTTCTTCCAAAAAGGAATTGCGCTTTGAGTTCTTACAGTTCTAACTTCAAACTCACCCACATCAGGTATGTTCTTGCGCTTAGAGTGCAGTTCATTGGGATACCAAGGCACTGACCATGACAAGTTGTACTCTCTAGCCACTGCCCACTCAGCAACATTGGCTCTGATATTGGCATTAATCTCAGGCTCTAACTTTCCAAACTTCTTACCTGCTGCATAGTTAGGTCTATCAATGGAACCAAACTTGGTGAGCCAACGCTCTACTGCCAGTGTGGTACACACCCGCACTTCTTCTTGACTCAGTTTAACAATCACTTGTTTAAACACCCACTCGCTTTCGTAGTCCCTCTGCTCCTTCGGTAAGGAACACATCGTTAACATCGCAGTTGTCAGGCATGAACACGGGGAATACATTGTCCAATTCTCTTGAGAGGGTCTTTGCCATCTCTTTACCTGCGTTGTCGCCATCACAAAACAACATAATCTTTTCCCAGTCTGCAAGAACACGAGAGTAAAACGGTTTCCAGTTGTTAGCCCCAGGCAATCCCACTGCTGAGAAGCCAACTTGTGTAGCGATGATGGTGTCTAATTCACCTTCGCATATCACAAGGAAATCTGTATCACTACTAAGCGCATCAACATTGTAAATGTGTGTGCTTGCTCCAGGTCTTGATAGATACTTCGGACCGCTATCGTTGTTTAAACTACGAAAACGAATATCAATCACACCCGATGGAGTGAGGTAGGGGATAGCCAACTTACCAAGGTAAAGTTCATGTCCTGTTTCAGGATTCGCCACGAATCCGAGGCGGAACATACGCGCCGTTTGCTCCGTTATACCGCGATTCATCAGATATGGCAGCGCTTCTTCTAGGCTTGTTGCGTAGTTCTCCGTTGCTTTCGCCAGTAATTCTCTCTGCGATTTTGAGAGCCTTGCCATAATCCACTCCTTCTTTCTTCATGATTAATGAATACACATCTCCTGCCATGTCGCAGGCAAAACATCTGAAGCCACCATTGTCTATGTTTAAACGAGCAGACTTCACATGGTCATTATGAAAAGCGCAACGAACTGATTGCCACCCTCCACGATTCTGAGGAATTACAAATCCGTAATGCTCAAGTACTTTAACGATGCTGTGCTTAGAGGTTGGGGAGGACATCACTGAGTTTCTGAACGACATAGGCTTCACCTGTCCCTTTGTTGCTTGCCTTGATAATTACCAATGGCGTAGGAGCAACTGTCAATCGCTTTGCAACACGGTAGTTCTCTGCCTCAATCTCAGACTCACGAATCCAACCACTCAAATCAATACGACCATCACGGCGTGGAGCCTTGGCTTCCACTACATAGATGCCATTGACTCCAGGAACAAACACATCACCAATATCATTACGACCAGCACGAGGTAAACGCTGTGCGTTTAAACCTTGTTGCATAAAGAAATCAGCAAGGTCTATTTCCCATGCAGCACCTCTACGCTTGTTCGCTACTTGCTGACTTGGCATCGCGTTCCCTTCTCTCTGCATTACTATGCGCCATGTTTCATACTCTTTTCTGAATTGTCTAAAATTTTCATTGCATGTTCGGCTAACTCTTTAAAGTTCTCCGACATGATAATTAACTTTCCTGCGATTTCTTCTCGGCACTCTCCTCCGTGTTCTTCCCTGAGATGAGTAGCAAGTTGCGCCACATAGTCAGCAAACTGGATTGACTCAAGCCAGATGGCGGAAGGGTTGAAGATTTTATTTGTCGTTTCATCAACAAATTCCACAAAGTTCGGGAGTTCATTTATCAGTGCTTCCTTTATCACTTCGGGTAGTTTCGCTTGGAGTATCGCTTCCTCCACCATCTTCGGTGTAATGGACAGTTCCTCCACTGAAAAGTGTTTTGTGTTGTTCTTGGGTGAGTTCTTTGAACCGCCCTGTTTCTTTCTCCTGCCAAACATAAGTTCTCCATCCCACTGTCCAAGTAAAATTCTTAGGTATAAACATTAACTGCGCTTTCATATCTGTAATCAGTGTCTTAGTAGGCACGACTACATCTTCGCTATCTACTGAGCCTACTACTTCGCCCATGTTTTCAACTACTCGTAGTTCCCAGTTAGTATCTTCTGTCATTTATTTCCTTTCATCATGGTGCAACTAAGTCTTTAATCTGCATACTCGCAGGGTCATAAGCAAGCCACACTGGTGTTGCGCCATTAGCATCGGCTGGTCCGTATCGGTTCTTCACAGCACAGACACCCATTGATGCAAGTTGTCCATGAACTGTAAGTATTAACGATGGAGTCTGAGCAATTTTTCCATGCAGTGCAGAGCGCGGTGGGCAAGGATTGCCATTAACGCCTTCACTTGTATGGTGGCAAACAACAACAGCAGCGCCAGTATCTCTAGCCCACCACTTGAGTTCACGCATGAGAGTGCGTAATCCGCCCCACTCATCTTGTCCATCAAGGGTTACATCTACGGCGTTATCAAGCACAATAAGTTCAACATCTTTACCAAGTCGCTCACGAGATGCAAGGATTGCATCCTCAATATCTTTGAGTGTAGGTGCTGAATCAAACTCCCACATGATGTGGTCAGCAGGCTTGAGCATTTGTGCTGCCCAATCCCTATCTGCTTCCATCATTGGTTCAACTTCTGCTTGTGACCTACCAGTTAACATCGCAAGTAGGCGCAGGCTCATAGTGTGAGAGTGTGTATCTGCAGAAATATAAAGGGTTGGTACCTGCACATGCACCGCAAGTGAAAGAGCAAGTGTTGATTTACCAGCCCCTGGAGGACCAGCAATCATGCTAACTTCGCCTCGTCTAAACGCTATCTGCTGCTCAAGCAGCGAGCGCCACACTGTTGGAAGCGTGGCACCCCCTGCTGATGCAGTCCTGATTGCGCGAGAAAGAAGGCGCATGAACTATACGGTTAACTTGTTTTGGCAAGCCTGTCCCTGTGGCTTAGGGCAAGCGTAGAACGCCTTGTATGGGCGACCTGTTGCCTTAGCAATACCTGCTGGTACAAAGCGCATAGGTCCACTACCACAAGAACAATCAGGCGCTCCTGCTGCAGGTGCTGCTTGAGTTGGGCGTGGTGCTGCTGTTGTGCCGTGTACTGGCACAGAATTTGGAAACGCATCCTTGACAACTGCCATACCTTCAACAGTTTTCTCAAGGTCAACTAGCGCAGCAAGGCGCTGTGTTAGTTGGTCAAGCAATAAATCAAGTTCAGCACCATCTTGGGCACGAAGGTTAATCAACATGCCATCTTTCTTGGTCTTGAAATTGATTTGGATTGGTGAGTTGTCACTCATCTGTATCTCCTAGTTCGGGGTATTTGTGTGATTCGGAACCATTTACTGCATAGCAAGCATGATTAACAGAACATGTACCGCACATAAATCCTGGTTGCGGTATGAATATGTTGTTGTCAACGGCAATCTTAAAGCCTTTAACCTGTGAGGCTAAACGCTTTTCAGTGTAGTGTGTTAAGTCTACTGGCTCAGTTAACTCACCAGTACGAGCCATGAAGTAAGCACCCTTAACAGGGCGCACACCCATAGTTTTTTCGCACATAATCGCGTATGTGCCTAGTTGTGTATAGGTAACAGGTGGTTTACTGGAAGTCTTTATGTCCACAACAATGAGTTCACCAGCAGGTGAAACCATAAGTCGGTCCAAAAATCCTTTCATTAACACACCACCGATTTCTACATTAAGTTCAGTTTCAATGGCGAACTCACCACCTGATAATTGATATGGCTGGTATCCACTATCTTGTCGGAACTGAATCCAAAAGTCCACCATCTTGGGTCCATTGTCTAGCCACCACCGAGCATCCTCCTTATTTGGATACGCTTTAGTAGCCCTGCCACCAGCACGGAACGGCATGCCGTTGTCAGCAAGACGATAGTTCTCCTCCCATCGTGCAGTAAATACTGCAGTAGGGTTGAAGTCCCCTTGAAGGGGTGGAATTGTGTCGTATATTTCTGTTGCTTCATGTAGAGATTTGCCACCTACAAGCCAGTAGGATGGGTTCTCAGCGACTTTCTGTATGCGGGTCAGGTAATATGCCCAGCCACAATTTAGCCATGAACTCATGGCACTGTGGGAGATATAGCCTTTCCCAGTCTTTTCTTCAAGTGTCATATTTCTCCTTTGCAGGGGCGAGTGTATATGTACCTCACTCCTCTATTCGGCGACACGCCGAGGTAACTACACTTATGTAATTTAAAAATCAGTATACTCCTGTTCGTGCAGAACGGGTTAAGTGTATGAGTTTGCTGAAGCGTAAGCGGAAGCAAAGCCAATTAAAGCACAGTTATCGCGGTATTCCAACGCATGTTTGTCCCTGTGGTTCTCAGTTAATTAAAGTCGCGTGCATCTTTGAAGATGGGGAAATTATACTTTGGTTTACAGATGCAGAGTGTGCATTATGTGGCGCTGAATTGACAGCACCCACACCACTTGATACTGTCGGCACGCCTTGAAGTAATTGGGGAAGTTATTTCAGGGTCCTTCTACTAAAGGACAAATAAAAAAAGCCCCCGCTCATCAAGATATTTCTTGACGGCGGGGGTCTTTTGTTTAAACAGTATTAAGTTATTCAGCACCTCTGCCGAACTCTTTTGCGGATGGGTCTAACCACTTAAGTGCTGGTCCAAGGAGGCCAGCAAGTGCTGCTGTCCCTAGAACCTTTAAATTAGTTTCTCCAGCAAGATACAGTGCAATGGCAGCGGCTCCTGCAGCACGAAACCAAGTAAGAGATACTTGTTTGAATTGTTCCATTAGATTGCCTTTCGTTTTGTATTGTGAACCTTACAGCAGGTACAGAGTACCACTAAAGGGGCTACTTTTGCTACCTTCTTTTTAGGTGTTGGCTGAAGTTTAGCCACCACCTGATTCACAACCTTAGGTTGATTCAACCACCAGAACCAGGGGCTAGTGTCGCTACGGTGAGTAGCATTAATAGAAATATGTAGATGCTTAACGTGAGGATT